GTAGCGTTCGTCCTTGTAGCTAGCCTTTGAATTGAGCTTATTGACTTGCTCAGATAACTTGTTTAGTGATTCTTGTGATGAACGCTTTAGTTTTGCAAATGACATATATTTTCTCCGTATATTTGCTTGTTTGTTTAACGTATTTTTCGTATTTTAAGTTCGATAGACAAATAGTCCATCATTCTTATTTATACTTTCTCTATTTGCGACATAGATAGAATCCATGCCAGATACACTGGAAAGTATATATCCAAGCTCTGCCATAAATTTCTGTTGCTCAAGATCACTAAATCTTTCAGCAACGATAACAGGCTTGAATTTCTCAATGGTGGCTCTTGCCCCCATAATAGCATACTGCTCAAAACCTTCTGTGTCAAGCTGTATTAAATCACATGTATCTAATCCAAGACTATCGATAGTGAGCATAGGAATTTTAAATTGATCACTTGGTGGAGCAATGGTATTCATACCAACATTCATTTCATTTCCACCCGGTGGTGCACGATTAATACCAACCAGACCATGACCATGACCTAACGCAGCGTTCATCTTTATAACATTGTCAAACTGACAGTTATTAACCATGCAATGAAATGCCAGTGGTTCTGGTTCGAAAGCATATACATGCTTGAACTTCTTTGCGTAGTGACGGGCATAGATACCACAGTTGGTTCCGCCAGTTACGACTGTATCAAACTTGGTTAGATGTTCAAAATATGATATTCTATGGTCATCTATCCAGTTGTCTTTTGGTCCTTCAAATGCACCTGTATCACCTTTGATAAAATACCAGTTTGTTTCACCATCAATATCTACATCACGTATTTCAATTAAATCATTGTACATCAAGAATATCCTTCACAATCTTTTTTATTTTAGATTTATCATATTTGATAAACTCACCGTAACTTAAGCATTTATCTCTAGTTGGTGGCCAGATAATATCGTCTGTTATTTTCTTATTCCAATATGGAAAAAAGTTTAGCAGATCAGTGAGAATTGTCAGCGTTTCTATACTGATATTTCCTCTACGAAATTCTTTAAAAAGATTTGGGTGTTGTCCATTGTTGACAACGAAATAGCTTTTGAAGTCTGAGGAAATTGCAGACAATTCCTGTCTAAAGTTATATGTCAGTGATTGCACACGGCGTTGCCACTGAATATACTTCTCTTGTGATTCGTCGTTCAACAAATCACGTACCCATATATCACTTTCCAGCGAATTTGCAATAAGAAAGTTGAGTAAGTCTGGTTGTTTTGCCAGTTTTTCGAAAAAATATCTATCTTTTCTTCTATTGAAAGAGGCTTCGTCCGCTCTTACTTTACCTTTATATCTTACATAACTATAATTGGATTGGGCGAAGTGCCACTTAATCCCCAAGTACATCTTGTAGGCTTCAAAACCAGTCATAATATAATCCTATTAGTTAAATAGGAAGCTTAGCAGACCTTGGCAGAAAATGAAGCTCTTCGCCTTCCATTTGTAGTGATGACTTCATTCTATAGTTGCTAGCGATCATTGCAGCAGCGGTCTCTATTTCAATCTCGTTCTTTTCACAGAAAAAGACTATAGCGTCAATATAACTCAGTCTATGTTTCTTAACTAAAGAATCAATTTCTTTAAAAAATCTGTCTGTATTAATCGCTTTGGCTAACTTTATTTCACTCATCAACTATCCTCTATAAAATATATGTGCGCCAATACTGGCAACCTGTGTTAAATTCCATCTAGGATGAACATATTTTGCATGATAAAATAATCCGCCATGTGTTACATCGTACACTTTATTTAGATAGACACGCTCAGCGGCTGCTCGTGCTCTTCTAAACATATCTGCGTCACGGATTTTGTTTTTACCTTGGCAGACCCAAGAAAATTGACATACACCATGGTTTTTCTGTCTAATGACATCACATGGTGTGTCGGGGAACCTACTATCCTTAGTACGGTTCATAACTACACTAGTAACAGCAATCATGCCTCTTTCAGATTGATTTCCTGCCTCAAAATATGCATTTCGGGCTAGACAATTTATCTGACTTTCGTCATACGGTGTAATTCTTTTGTTCTGTACAGTATTTTGTTCTACTTGTCTAGAACTTTCTACTGTTGGTGATGGTTTTGCAGGAGTTGAAATTGCTGCTGCAATAATTGATACCATAATAAAAAATGTAATCACTATGTTTTTTAAAGTATATTTTTTATTTTTTGTTAAATAAGTCATTTGTATTCTCGTCAAATAATGACTTTGGAACTACTGAAAGCGTTATAGCGTATCTCAACGCCTACTATCAGTAATCCATGAGAAGATACAATGAAAATAAAAATCGGTATCTTCTACATCCATCCCTCCATTACTAGGAATGCAAAATCATTAGTGTTTTCGTCGGTGTTTATGTTGTTTTTCGCATAAAGTGATTTTATGCGTTTTTTGACATAAACGCTTTCTTAGCCACATAAGGACTTGAAGCTGTTGTAATGGTAATGGAGGTAGATTACCTCCTATAGAAATATTTATGTAATAAAAATTTCATACAAGTATATGTATACTACTTTTGTATGAATGTCAACATATTGTAATGCGATTCATCGTTGTTATAGAACGTGTCATCGATTAAGACAAAACAACTGCCACCACCATTGCGATGGCAGTTGTTCATATCATTTAGATAAGTTCAAAGCCGATTACGCTATCAACCTTGAAGTTGCGAACCTTGATTTCCTCTTCAAGACCCTGACCATTGCTCTTACGAGCAGGAATGAAAGGCTTGAGAGCATCATATTCAATGACGTTGTTAGCAGCATCGACATAGATAGGAATGCCAATACGACCTTCCTCAATGCACTTGATGTAAAGCTGGCCATTGTTTTCAAGAAGAGCGTTACCAACCATCTGACCATAAGTCATGCTCTTGGCTTCAAAGTTGGCGCTGTTGCCTTCCTTGATACGCTGTTCATTCACACGATACTGATAGTCATCATTCATCGTCACCTTGATGGTGTTGATCTTGAAAACTTCAGTGTGTGGATTAGGAATGCTCTTGGTGTCAACGTCCTTCTTATTCATCTTGACCGCAGTCTTGGTCTGAAGGATTGCCTTGGTGTTAGGCTTCACGATCTTAGCAAATTCAACAATGTTCATAATATATTCTCCGTTCGTTGAGCCTTAATTATACAGGCAAAAGCGATTCGTGTCAACATAAAAAGTGGGGATCAGATTTTTTTTTCTGATCCCCATATAATTTTATTCCTTACCGTCAACAAACTTTCTAAGCTTTTTAGCTTCTTCTAAAAGTTTTTCTGTACTAGGGTATTCTGGCACTTCAGTTAGGAACGAAGCATTTTCGTTGATACGAGCCTTTTCGGCTGCGTTCGACCATTCAATATGGAACTTTTCTGAGGCTCTTTGCTGAGCTAGCTTGATCATCTCCATGCGTAGGAGATATGCGGTATCTTGTGACATAGTATTTCCTTTGTGTATGTGTGTATGTCCGTTGTCTTAGGACTAGGGACAATCTATTTATACACAAAGAAAATTTTATCTACACTTCTGTAGTGCCTTTTCTTTTGCTTCCACAAGCGCATTAAAAGCACTAGACGTACCGCCAGTATCAGGATGATACACCATAGACATTTTACGGAATGCCTTCTCTACAGCGTTCCTATCAGTCGTAGGCATCATACCAAGAACGTGCCAGATAGATGATGTGGTTTTTTCTACGATCTTTTGAGTCGTAGGAAGGTCAAGACGGTTGATAGAAAGATATCTATCAATACTCTTACCATCTTTGGTTGACATGGTAAGGATGATAGTTTTGTCATTCTGAGAAAACGACAATTCAGGCCACTCAAACACTGGTTCTTTATGATTAGCCGCCATCTGACAAAAAAAGAATAGCATAGAAAATGCTATTATCATAAAGAACCATGGTGGCATAAAAAAATGTGCAAAGATCAAAAGGGGAGTAAATCCCATACCAACAAAATAAGTTTTCATATCACATACTCACATAACAAAATAAAGTGGTGGGTTTCTGTTTCAAGGTACCCACCGGACCCATGTTAATTAGGCAGCTAGTGCGTAATTAGCAATATCGTTATCATTAGATGCGACATTTATTGTTTTTTGGCACTTTGCCAAGCAGTAAACTCTTTTTTTGGTTACTTTAATTTAATCGATCCCAATTCGCCCCCATAAAATCGACTTTTTATAAATAGTGGAGCCGAGTAGAGTCATGGTGGAGG